CGCATTCTCAGCGACTTTGACGGCGGCCGGTACGCCCGACATGGGGGCGAGCCTCAACGGCTCCAGCGCGCTCACAGCGACGCTGACCGACGGCAACGCTGTCGGCCCCGACCCGACGGTGGGCAGCATCGCCCGCCTCGGCGGGTGGCAGCCGCAACCGATACCACGTCCGATACCGGGGGCGTTGTCCGCGCACCTGGCGGGCGCGTCGTCACTGACCGCAGACCTGACCGGCGTCGACCGCGACGCCGAGGCCGTCCTGCTACTGCTCGACCTCGACCTGATGCTGACAGAAGGAGTCCTAGCGTGAAGGCATCACCGGAGATCCGCACCTACAAGGGCGGGCTGGAGTTCCGCGCCGCGTCCGATGGCACGTCCATCGGTACCCTCGTCGGCTACGCGGCGAAGTTCAACAAGCAGTCCCGCAACCTCGGCGGGTTCGTGGAGCAGTTGGCGCCGACCGCGTTCAACAAGTCGCTCGCCGACGGTGTGCGGGTGATGGCCCGGTACAACCACGAGGACAACGGGCTGCTCGGCACCACCGACGCCGGCACGCTGCGCCTGGAGGTCGACGAGATCGGCCTGCGGTATGAGGTGGATCTGCCCGACACCAGCGTCGGCCGTGACGTGGCGGCACTGGCCGCGCGCGGCGATGTCCGGTTCTCGTCGTTCGCGTTCCACGTCCCGCCCGGTGGCGACGAGTGGGGTTACACCGACTCCGACTTCCCGCTGCGGACGGTGCGTTCAGCGCATCTGGTGGACATCGCCCCGGTCAACGACCCCGCCTACCTCGACACCACCTCCGGTCTGCGGTCGCTGGCCGAGGCCCGCGGCCTCGACCTGGCGATCGTCCGCGACCACGCCGCCCGCGACGAACTGCGGGTGCTGCTGAAGAAGGACATGGACGGCGAACCGACGCCGGAGCCTGCCGCCCCCGTCGCCGAGGAGGCGACCCCTGAAGCCCCCACCGACGCCGAACGTGCAGCGTCGTTGGATGTTGCCCGCCGCCGCCTTGAGTTGCTGCGGGTGCCCCGTTGACCGACAGCCTGTCCGGCATCGGTTGACGACACCCCCCACCACATCAATGTTCATAGGAAGGACACCATCATGAGCCTGGTTCGCCAGATTCTTGAGCGGCGGGCAAACGCTTGGGAAGAAGCCAAGGGTATGCTCGACGCCGCCGAGGCCGAGGGCCGCTCCCTGTCCGCTGAGGAGCAGGGCAAGTTCGACGCCATCAACTCCGACATCAACGCGCTCGACGAGCAGCGCAAGTCCATCGAGGACGCCGAGGCTCGCGCCAAGGACGCCGCCGAGGCGATGGAGCGACTGCACGTCGCCCCGAAACCCGAGGTGCGTGCCGACATGGACGCCGCCGACAAGTTGCGGGCGCTGGCCCGCGGCGAGATCCGCGCGTTCGACACCAACGAGGGTCTGCCCCCGGTCAACTTCCGTGACCTCACCAAGGGCAGCGCCACCGCCGGTGGTAACACCATCAAGACCTCGTTCCGCGAGCAACTGCTGGAGCACATGATCGAGGTTTCCGGTGTGCTGATGGCCGGCCCGACCGTCCTCAACACCGCGTCCGGTGAGAACATCGAGGTTCCGATCACCACGTCGCACGGCACCGCCGCGCTGACCACTGAAGGTTCGGCGATCTCCGAGTCCGACCCGGCGTTCGGCAAGCGGACCCTGGGCGCGTACAAGTACGCCACGCTGATCCAGGTCAGCCACGAACTGGTGGAGGACACCAGCGTCGATCTGCTCGGCTACCTCGCCCGTCAGGCAGGCCGCGCCGTGGGTAACTCCATCGGCACCGACCTCGTCGTGGGCAACGGTTCCTCGAAGCCTTCCGGCATCGTGCAGACCGCGAGCACTGGCGTCACCGGTGGTGCCGGTGTGACCGGCGCGTTCACCGCTGACAACCTGATCGACCTGTACTTCTCGGTCATCGCTCCGTACCGCAACTCGCAGTCCTGCGGCTGGATGATGAAGGACGCCACACTGGCCAACGTCCGCAAGTTGAAGGACACCACCAACCAGTACCTGTGGCAGCCGTCGATCCAGGTCGGCGTGCCGGACACCCTGCTCGGCAAGCCCGTCCACACCGACCCGAACGTGGCAGCCGTGGCGCTGTCCGCCAAGTCGGTCATCTTCGGTGACTTCAGCGCCTACTTCGTCCGGCTCGCCGGCGGGGTGCGCTGGGAGGTGTCGAACGACTTCGCGTTCAACACCGACCTCGTCACCTACAAGGCGGTCCTGCGCGGCGACGGAATCCTCGCCGACCAGACCGGCGCCATCAAGGTGTTCGTCGGCAACGCCGCCTAACACCCCGTAGGCCAGGACGGCGGCGGCTGACCTCTCACAGTCGCCGCCGTCCGACCCCCCCATCGAAGGAGTCATCTTGCGCGTTCAGATGCGTGTCCCGATCAGCGGCAGCCGTAACGGCGCCGACTGGCCGCCTGTGGGCGGCACCATTGATCTTCCCGCCGACGAGGCCGAGCACCTGTGTGCCGCCGGTCTGGCGATTCCCGCTGCTGCCCCCGAACCGGAGAAGGCGGCGGCACCGAAGGCGCGGTCGAAGCGACCGGCGCCCGAAACCCGCTAAGGAGCCACGATGCCTGTTGTCGTCCCCGATGCGCTGATCACCGTGGATCTGCTGGAGGAATACTTGCAGCGGCAGATCGCCGCGAAGGACGCCTCGTCGGCTGCTGCCGCCGTGGAGTTCGCGCGTGCGTTCGTGGTGCAGCGCATCGGGTTCGACCCGGCGACGGCGTCGGTGACCGACTACACGGTCGACCCGCCGGTGCAGACCACCTGCGACGACGAGGACATCCTCGTGGCGCGTGGTGTGGCGCTGCGGATCGCCGCGCAGTGGTTCACGAACCCGCAGGACCGCGCCAGTTACGCCGGCCCGGAGGGGCTGTCGTATACGGCATCGCCGCAGATGTTGTCGCGGATCCTGTCCGAGGCCGACCGTGTCGTCCTGGAACTGGTGCAGCTCAAGTACAACCCGGGGTTCTGACGTGGACGGCAAGGCTCTGATCGGCGCGGACGGCGTCGAGCGCAAACTCGACGACCTCAGCGATGCGGCCAGTGACATCAGCCCGACGTTCGAGAAGTTGGGTGACAAGTTCGCCGCCCGCCAGGACTCCGTGTTCGACTCGAACGGCTGGGGCAAGTGGGCGCCGCGTGCCCCGTCGACGATCGCCGAGGGCGTGTCGCCGCTGGTGCAGACCGGGATCATGCGCGAGGGCGTCAACGGCGACGGCACGATCTGGCGTGGCAAGAACGGCGCCGCGTTCGGCGCCCCGAAGTCCGATCGTCGCGTCTGGAATGTGGCGATCCTGAACACGGTCGGCCACGGCGGCACGCCGCCGCGTCGTGCGGTGCCGCCGTTGCGTGCCGCCGAGAAGCGCGCCTGGATCGACGTCGTGCGCGACCACATGCGGAAGGCGATCAAGTGAGAGGCCACGAATACATCCGCGAGGCGATCCGCACCTACCTTGAGGACGCGGTGCCGGCGCGTTTGCAGGCGCATCTGACGGCGAACGGGCTGACGTCGCCGACGGTGGCGGATCTGCGCTTCTACCTGGCGGACGGCTTGCAGGACATCGTCGACTTCCCGGCGGTCATCGTCAGGTCGACCGACGCCGAGGACGACACCTACACGTCGAGCGGCGTGTGGCGCATCACCTACGACATCGAGGTCATCGTCGCGGCCGATCACCGCATCCACGGCGACGCCGAGGCTGCCAGCAAGGACCGCGACCGGGTGCTGCTGGCGGTGCGTGAGTGCATCTACCGTGCCGCCGGTCTGACCGAGGACATCGACATCAGCCCGCGTCGGCGTGCCGAGGCGACCGGCGCCGCCGCGGAGACGCGCGCCGGGGTGCCGTTGGCGGCGGGCACGCTGCGGTTCCGTGCGTCGGTGCTGGAGTCGCTCGCCGATCTTGACCCGCCCGAGGACGTCACCGACGTCGACCTGACGACCGGCGGCTACGACGCCGGTCAGAACCTGCCCTAACCCGAAGGAGTCGCGTTGTCTCGCGTAACCGTCACCGTGCCGTCCGGCACCCCCGAACCCGACCCGGCGCCGCCGGTCGCCAAGCCGCGCACCACCAAGAAGGAGAACAGCGATGGCTGATCGCATCACAGTTACGACCGGCACGGTTGCTGGTCTCCAGTCCCCGGCGGGCCCGCGTCTGTCGCGGTTCATCATCGCCGGACAGACCCAGTTCGGGCCGACCGACGCACCCCGCGTCGTGCGTAACCTGCGCGACTACCTGAACACCTACGGCGCCCGCTCCGGCGGCGCGAGCATGTACGACGCCGCGGAAACGTTCTTCAACGCCGGCGGCGCCGAACTGGTGGTGCAGCGTGCGTTCGGTGCGACCCCAGTGAACGCCACGATCACCCTCGACTCGAAGATCGTGGTGACCTCGCGGTGGCCCGGCGCCTACTACAACGCGTGGACTGCGGCGTACACGAGCGCGACGAAGACGATCACCATCGTCAAGGGCAGCCGCACCGTCACCTACACCGGCACCGACGCTGCGTCCCTCCAGGCCGCCGCCAGTGTCGACCCTGACGTGACGGTGACCGTGTCCTCGCTGCCTGCTGGCAACGTGGCCGCGACGGCTCTCGCGTCCGGCGCCGACGACTTCGCGAACGTCAACTGGACGACGGTGCTCGGCGAGGTGACCCCGGCGGTCGGCCCCGGCGTGATCGCCGCCCCCGGCGTGAACGGTGCCGCCTCGGCGCTCGCCACGCACGCCGCCGCGAACCGTCGGATCGCGCTGCTCACCCCGCAGCAGACTGACTCGTCCACGACGGTGATCACCGCGCAGGGTGCCATCTCGGCGGGCAACAAGCAGTTCGCCACCTACGTGTACCCGTGGATCACGGTGCCGGATGGCGGCGGCGGTCGTAAGACGATCGACGGCGTGTCGTTCGCCGCCGGTGTGCGTGCGGTGACGCAGCGTGTCCACGGTGTCGGCGACTCGCCGATCCGCCGCAGCGCGCACGTCCTGGCCGCAGGTGCCGGTGCGCAGCCGTTGACCGAGGTCGACGAC